CTTCTTCTTCACACTTTTCTTCATCGTGTGGTTTTCCGCAAGTGGGGCATTTCTCATTGGGTGGCACTCCGTCTTTCTTTTCATCGTCTGGAGTGTCTTTTAATTCTGGATCTTCGTCTGGATCATAGTCTGGGTCTTCTGGGTCGGAGTAATCACGCTTGAGAACTTTCTTCTCGATGCCTGACAAAGCACGACCCGATGCCATTTTCTTAATTCCGTATTCGTCTTTTTCTTCGCTTTCTTCTTCACCAATTAATTCGGAAACTTCTTCTCGTTTGTCGTTTTCTTCGTCCGCTTCCATTTGTTCGGCAACTTGTTTGTTCAGCGATTCAATTAACTCATCGAAACCGTTAACCAATCCAGTTACCAATCCTGCTTCAGCACCACGCTTGCCAGAAAATGACTGACCTTCCATTGAGGAATCTTCCACAAACGAACGCACAGACTTCACCGCATTTTTAAATTCGTTGTGAATGTCGATCACTTCGTCCTGAAGCATTTTGCGTTGGTTTTCATCAAGTGATGTTCCCTGAATTCCAGCACCCTTAAATTTGCCAGCACGGATGACATCGGCTTTGACACCTTCCATCTCAAACATTTTGGAAATATCGTTGAAGCAAATATACACACCCACGCTCCCCACGGTGCTGGACGGTGTTGCATAAAATTCTGAAGCCTGACTTCCAATCCAATAACCTGCAGAACACGCTTCGTTGCTTGTAAAAGAAATAACTTTTTTGGAAGAGTTTTTGATTCGATTTGCCAACTCTGGAACACCTACAGAAGTGCCACCTGGAGAATCAATGTCGAGAATGATGGTGGTGATTGACGGATCACGCTCGCACTCTTCAAGCATTTCTTCGACATCGTGAATGTCGCAACAACCGCAAAGCGATTCTAATTCAGAAATGTTTTTTGAAATCACACCTTTGACAGGAACAATTGCAAACGGTGGAAACTTTTCGAGCGTTTCTTTTGAACCAAAAATTGCCTGAAGCATTTCTCCCATGTCAGACATTTTTGCACCCATTGGAATTTCAACTTGGGATGCACGCTCAAGATAAGACTCCGCTTGTGAAGGCTGAATCAAAAGAGGTTTGTTGGATTTAATATCTTTTATTAAGTTTCTCATTTTGTAAATTTATTAAGGGTTATCAAGTGGTGTGAAACCTGTATCCGCTGGCATTGCTCCGTCACCGTAGGCGGTTGCGGTCTGATCGATGTCAGCCGAAGGTGTATTTTGCGGACGGTAAAGCATCGACACAGGAACATTAAATTCCTTGGCGGTGTCGATTAACAATCGAGCGTCAGAAGCCCTGCGTCTGATTTCCTCTGTTGGGTTCATCCCAAGTTCAGCGAAATGGTCTGACAAGGTTTTAAGACCCATTTGAATGTCCATTTGATTTGCAGACGCTTCACGACCAGCATCAACTGTAACTCTGCGAGGTGTGACCCAATTGACACGATTCCAATCGTCAGTTTTTGGTGCAGGAATTTCACCGTTGGCAATTGCACAACCAATCACATAAGAATAAACAGGTGTGAGGAATCTGGTCATGAACATGTGTTGTCTCGCACCAAAACAACGCTCCGCCTTTGAAACTACAAGACGAACACCAGCACCACCAACTTTTGACGGATCACTTGTGAACTCATACGGAAGAACACCTGCGACAGAATCACGCTGAAGGTGTTCAATAAATCCGTTGAACGAATCGTTGGGTCGATTGCTCTGAAAAGATTCTAATTTTTCTCCAGGTCCGAGCGATAAAATTTTACCACCGATAAAAGAACCAACCGTTTCTGGATTGTCGTACACTTGATTAGGATAATCTTGAGGACGCATCCCGAAAGCCTGAAAATCTGCATCGCTTCCGTCAAACTGTGGATTCTCTCTTGTGATCGTGCGAGTGATGTCGCTTGCAGTTTTGACTGCAACTTTTTCCAGCGAAAGTATCTCTAAAATGTCGATTAGGTTGTTAATCGAATGCTGAAGTGGTGAGTAGGCTCTTGCACCGCTGACTTGTTCTGGGTGGTAAATGTGACAAATCGAATTTGAAGGAATAAGACGAGTCGTGCCATCGGTTTTAATTACATTGTAACCAATAACCGCACCAAACTTGTTGAACATTATGCCGTCCCAAATTCCATCTGGTGTTCCAGAAGCGTTTGCGGATGTTCCAACACGGTGCGATTCGATTAACTGAATCAAAGGTGATCCGCTTGACGAGTAAGTTTTAAGAACAAAAATCTCACCATCGACATCCACTTTGCGACACGCAATCTGCTGACACTCCCAGAAGTTGTAACGACCAGAAATTTCACAAGGTTTGTTTGCCCAATCTAAAAAATAATCGTAAGCAACCTTGTCCCATTCGTGATCACCCGATGCTGGTTGGTGACGGATTCCGTCCGCAATCGAATACAAAACATTGTCGGAAATCATCTGGCGAACCAAGCCAGCGTTCACGGACAACCAACGCATCTTTCTCGTCAACTCCTGACGATCGAAAGTTGTCATGGTCCGTTTTGCGTCTGCTGGCCATGGAGTGTTTATCCAACTTCGCTTGTTTGAATATTTAGCACCTTCAAACTGACTGAAAATTCCAGACGAGCCACCACCATAATCTGATCGTGCTTTTAAGCCCTTACGCTTTGCGTAGGCTTTCACATCGCTCACCGCTTTGCGAATCGACTTTTTCAGATTTGGTTTCTTTGGCATAAATTATAATCCACGGAAATTCCACAAACCGTTATACACACGGACACGATCGATTGCTCCGTATTGTTCTGGGTCCTTAATCTGCAACGCATAACGACACTCGATTAAAACGGTTTTAATGTCCATGGGAAACGATTTGTTCACGGAAGTTCCAGAGTCTGTGTAAGCCATCATGGTCTTTCCTTCCAGCAAAAGTGAACCTGCTTTGTCCGCAATCGCTTCAATGCGTTGCTGGGAAAGAATGAGGAAACATCCTGTTGCTTGTGCCATAACGCTACGCAGGAGTCAAAAACCACATAGGCAGGACGCAACACCCTTTCGGATGAAGCGTTGCCATCTCCTACAACCCAAGCCCGAATTAAAAAGAGACGCAGGTTTAATTTATTGAGGTCAACAATCGTGTCAAGAGTCTGCAGAAGTTTCTTCATTTGTTGGTGTTTCCTCATCAATTGGAAGCGTTTTCCCTGTTAGTCTCCAAGCAATCGCTGGCAACATGCAAATGACTTCGCAATCCCAAAAGTGATTTGCACGATCAGCAATTTGCTCCCAGATTGGTTTCCCAGAGTTTGAAACCGTTCTTCGTTCTGAAATCATTTGTGCGGTGTATTCTTCGGGAACATCGACTGGTCGTGTGTGTTTTCCTCTGCGAATCAAAAGCGACAAGGTGTCCTTCAGTCGTAAATTTGAAAAGAAGAAACGCTTTGTTCGTTTTGTTCCGACCAATTCAACAACAGGTGAAGAATACGGACGCAACTCCGTTTTCATCCCCATCGGTGTCCTAATTTTCCAAGGAAACTCGTTGCGTTGATCACCTCTGGTGGCAACCCAACCGTTTGTTGCACACGCAGTCAAAACTTCGTCCTGCTGGTCACCTGAATCGACAAAAACATTTGCAGGGTGGACATTTGCCTTCTTTTGGATTTCCAAGATTTCGTTCCAAGTGAAACAATAACCGCAACTGTGCATTCGCGAGCGTCCTTCACCAGAAAACATTCTGATGACCCAGTAAAATCCACGCTTCTGAACATCCACACCCATAAATCTTAATTGAACGAAGTCTGGAGCGTTCCGCATTTCCTGCGTAAGCAAAGAACCTGCAACAGGTTTTCCACGGACAAAGCCACCTTCCTCAAGCCAAACTTCTCCCATTTTGTATTCACCAATTGACGATTCAAGATTTACCTCGTCCGCAAGTTCTTTGAAAACATTTGCCAGACGCTTTTGAATAAAAATCCGCATTGGATCATCGTCTCCGTATTCGTCGAGTGCTTCCTTGGCTTTCAAAAACAAAACACCAAGTTCGCCCCACGACATCGTTGCAATTGAATTCCAATGCAGACCGATGTGACCGCTATTAATCGATTTGTTTGTGGCTACAAACCTGCCGTTTTTGTTTGCTTCGTATCTTGTTGCGTTGGTGTCTGGCAACCTGCACTTGCAAGACTTGCACTCGTAAGTCGTGCCGTTGTTCACTTTGTTTAAATCCCATGAACCGTTAACCCTTCCATCTTCTGGAAAATTTACTTGTTCCCAAACCCACGGTTGCAGGGTTTTGCAACTTGGACATTCAAAATTCCAATCACGCTGATCAGTTTGTTCGTGCAGTTGGTGAAACTCCTGACCCTCACGACCACCCTGCGACATGAAAATTCGTTTTCCCATCCAACCAAAAGCGGTGACTCGAGCAGACGCTTCGGCAAGGTGCGATTGCGGTGCAAGCCAGCACTCGTCGGCAATCACATAACGCAAAGACAAACGCTGAAGATTTGATTCGTTCCAAATGCCCCGACAGTAAATTGTCATGCGGTCAAAATCCGCAACCGTGCTTCGTTCCATGTCATCGACCTTAAATCTTTCCTTCACCGCAGGACAGTTATTCCAGATTGGTCTTAAATATCTGATGGCAAAATCTTTTGCTTCGGGATCGTTCGCTTGCAAAACCATCGTAGGTCCAGGTTGGTTTGCGATAATGTAACAAGTATAAAGTCGTGCGATTAAAGATTTACCAGACTGGATGCTCGCAAGAATTGTCAGAAGTTTTGTTTCAGGGTCGCTCGCAATTCTTAACGCTTCCGCAATCCACGGAGTGCGATCAGAACGAAAGGGTCCTGGCATTGGTGAGTCTGGAATCGCTTCAACATTTTTCTCCAACCACTCAACGATGTCTCCAGAGTAAGACGGACGCAAAACGCTTCTGCCAATTTTAATTAATTCTTCCTTATTCATCCTTCGATAGTTCGTTCCGAATTTTAACGCACCAAACATTAAGTGCTTTTACCGCCTTTGCAGGATTCTCAGGGTTGCATTGTTCCGCAACCTCAAGTGCGATTTTGTCCAAACGATTTAAAACATCACTTGAAAACGATCGGATTGCGTCACTTGCGTCCACCGCACGAATGTATTCACCGTTCATTATCGCAAGCCGATCCGCTTCCGCTTTTAATTTTGTCAGCGTGTTAACGGTTTTATCGTAGGATGCGTAAAGTTTGGATTGCTGAGGTGAACCTGCACGAACCGCTTTGATGTATTCGTTTCGTGAAACCTGAACAAGAAATCTTTGACGCTCAACAATCGAATCAAAAGTTTCTAAAACGGAAGAAGTTGTTGGCTTCTGATCGGTTGGAGTTTCGTGAACATCGGGAGACGCTTCCATCTTGTAATTTGACGGTGCAATCCCTGTGTCCATGTGTCGCTTCGCTCTCCAGCGTTCCGCAGACTCAAACGAATCAAGAGGCATCCCTTCATTCACAAGTTGTGAAATCCGACCAGCCGACAATTCCCAACGCTCCGCAAGTTCTGATTGTTTAATGGGCATCTAACGATTTGATATTTAAATCGTGCAGAGTCATGTCACGCATCATCCGTGCCTGTTCCAAGTCTTCCGTGCCGAGCGAATACCGAACACGGTTTGATGTGTAATCGGGAAGGTGAACGGTATAATGAATCCACCAATTTTTACCGTTCTTAAACAGGTTATGGTTTGGGTTCTTTGCGATTCGTGTTGGGCGAGTTGTTAATTTCATTTTATTTGTTTTGGGTTGGGTTTGGGTTTTTTGGGAATGGAGATCCGTCAAATTCAAGTGTTGCCACTTTTCCTGTGAAGTCCTGCCAGCGTTTCACAATGACATCAACATATTTGGGGTCAAGTTCCATTACAACCGCATTTCGTCCTGTTTGTTCGCAAGCAATCACCGTTGTTCCACTTCCACCAAAACTATCCAAAACGACACCGCCAACTTTTGACGAGTTACCAATTTGATAAGCAAAAAGTTCTGTCGGCTTCATCGTTGGGTGTTCACCGTTTCTTTTTGGTTTGTTGAAATCCAAGGTCGTTGTTTGTGATCGATCACTTCCCCAGTAGTGACCTGCACCTTCCTTCCAGCCGTACAAACACGGCTCATGTTTCCATTGGTAATCCTGCCTTCCCATTACCAGAGAACTTTTTACCCAAATCAAAACCTGTCTCAATTTCCAACCAACATCACGGCACGCACCGCAAAAATTAAATCCTTCCGAAGGAGCGTGCCAAATATAAAAAACCGCACCTTCCTTCATGTTGGCATCGGCAGACGCATAAGCATTTTTCAAAAACTCACGGAACTTGGTATCCTCTTGCGAGTCGTTCATAATTTTCAAACCTGTGCCACCCTCGTAATTAATATTGTACGGTGGATCGGTGATCCAAAGGTCCGCAAGTTTTCCGTTCATTAATTTCTTAACATCGTCGAGGCTGGTTGAGTCACCGCACATCACCCTGTGATTTCCAAGCAACCAAATGTCACCTTGTCGGCTCACAGGATTTTCAGTGACCTCTGGAACTTCGTCTTCGTCCGTCAAACCTTCGGGAGTCGATTGTGCAAGTAGTTTGGCAATCTCGTCGTTGTCAAAACCTGCAAGGGAAACATCAAAACCTTCCAACTCCAACTCCTGCACTTCAAGTGCCAACATCTCCTCGTCCCACCCTGCATTGAGTGCAAGTTTGTTGTCCGCAAGGATGTAGGCTTTCACCTGCGTTGGTGTTAAATGCGAAAGGCAAATTGTTGGAACTTCTTTCATCCCAAGTTTAATCGCACCTGCCAATCTTCCGTGACCAGCAATCACCGTAAAGTCATCTTTAATTAAAATTGGGTTGTTGAACCCAAACTCTTTAATGCTGGAAGCAATTTGCGAAACCTGTTGATCGGAGTGCGTGCGTGCGTTCCGTGCGTAAGGCACTAACTTATCGACGCTTACAATTTTTATTTCGGAAACTGGTTTCATGGTTTTCTTTTTTGTTTAGGGTTTGATTTTTTGGGTAAAATTGCGTGATTTTTCCGAGGTCGCGAC